CATCGAACCATCCCAAGCCCGCACCGTCATCATCCGCTCCCCCATACCGCCCAAGCCCGCGCCGGTCACGCTCTCGCCCCGCGTGTCGATGGCAGAGGACGCCAAGCTCATCCGGGAGCGCGCCCGCCGCACATGGGGCTTCTCCGCCCCCAGCGCCTCGGGATCCGACGCCAACGAAAAACGCAGCGCCGCGGCCAAGCAGCGCTGCGACGCCCTCGCCCGGCAGATCATGGCCATGCTCGCCAGCGGCCCGGCCTCGTCCGCCGAAATACGCGACGCCACCGGGGAGACCGAGAGCCTGGTCGCCAAGGCCCTGCACCAACTGCGCGGGCAGGGGATGGTCCGTTCCGTCAGACGGGGACACACCGCCGTCTGGCGCATCATCGAGGGGAGGGACTGAGATGGCGAGCAAGGCCGAACGCAAACGGCAGGCCAAGCGCAGGCGTGCCGCAGCCGTGTCTCTGGCGGGTGAGGAGCGCGCAAATCAGCCTGCGCGCTACCCCGGCGGCAAGATCATACCCGAGGCGACCAATAAAACGGCTTTGGAAATGCGACGGCGCCTTTTCGCGGGTAAGGACGGCCCAGAAGACGCGAAGGCCTTTCTCAGCCCGCTCTGGGGCTGTAGCGTTGGACGCCTGATCCTCACCGAACCGGAGGCCAAGCGCGCCGACCTGTGGAACGCCACCCAACACGCCCGCAAGGCGCAGGCTGCCTATGACCGCGCCATCGGGGCGCCCAACCGCCACGCCCAATGCCTGCGCATCCTCGCTCCCGTGGACGCCATGCAGGCCGACGCCGCATCCCCAGCCCCGGATGACCGCAGCGTCGAGGAGCGCGTCCGCGATGCAACCCGCGCCCAGATGCAGGTCGAGGGGTGGATAGGCCATACCGACAGCCGCGCCATCAGCGCATTCCGGCAGGCCGTCATCAACGACCCTGATGGCCCGGTGCGCGATTGGCCCGGCGTCCTCGCCTGCCTGCAATGCATCACCGAGGGGCTGAAGGGGGATCGGGTAAAGGCCAGAGTTCGCGGGAGCTTCGATAGGTGACCGCTACCCGTTGACATTTCCGCAGGCTCCGCTACCGTTAGGCAAGATCGAAGAACCGCGCCCGCCAGAAATGAGCGGGCGTTTCGCATCCCCCACCACATCACAGGCGAAACACCATGGGCACCGCCTCGTTCTCGGTCGGCACATATGGCAAGCGTCGCGGCTCCGGCGCGGCCACCGTTATGTCCAGCGTCGTCCGCACGTCGGGCGCGCACACCACGTCCACCAGTGCGTCCCTCCTCTCGGACGGCGGAAACGTCACCCTCTCCTCGGGCGAGGTGCTACAGGTCTACGCAGACGAGGCCATGCGCATCCGATTCGGCGGCACGGCTGCAACCGCATCCACCGGCCACTACATCCCCGCTGGCGCTCAGCGCGAGTTCGAGTGCAACGAACCGGGGACTGTCAGCATCATCGACGTGGCGTGACGTGACTGAATTTCCCGCCTATAAAACCATTTCCGTTGCGGACTTGATCCCATACGCCCGCAACAGCCGCACGCACTCCGATGCTCAGGTGACCAAGATCGCCGCCAGTATTCGTGAGTTTGGATTTCTTAACCCGATCATCGTTGACGGGGAGAGCGGCATTATCGCTGGGCATGGTCGAGTTCTGGCCGCGCAGAAGCTGGGGCTTGATACGCTGCCGGTGATCGAGGCGGCGCATCTGACCGAGGCGCAGAAGCGGGCTTATGTCATTGCGGACAACCGGCTGGCGCTGGACGCTGGCTGGGACAATGACATGCTCAAGGTCGAGTTGTCTGACCTGCAAGCGGATGGCTTCAACCTGGAACTGACCGGCTTTAGCCTGGACGAGATTGCCGACTTCCTTGCCGAGCCTGCCGAGATTGCCGACTTTCTTGCCGAGCCTGCCGAGGGGCTGACAGACGAGGATGCCGTGCCTGACGTGCCTGCGGACCCGGTGACGGTCGAGGGTGATGTGTGGCTGCTGGGGCGGCATCGGCTGATGTGCGGGGATAGCACGAGCCAGTCAGCTTTTGACAAATTGATGGCGGCAGTTCGCGCCGATCTGATATTCACCGACCCACCCTACGGCATGAGCTACGGCGGCGGTCGGGCGCAGGGCAAGCATTCACGCGACAAGAAGACGGGGGGGTAAAGGTGAAAGCGCACGGCATGATCCTTAACGACGACCTCCAAGGCGATGATCTGATCGGGCTGGTGCGAGATGCGCTGGCGACATCCATCGCGGTTTCAAAGCAAGGAGCGCCGCTCTATGCGTGCTTTACTTGGCGCACCTATGCGGAGTTTGAGGCCGCGCTTGAATCGCTCGGCAAAGAGGTGAAAGCCTGCATTGTCTGGGATAAGAAATCCATAGGTCTTGGCAATTCTCACTACAGGCCGCAGCACGAGTTTATCTTCTACTGCGGCGGACAGTGGCACGGCGACAAGAGCCAGTCGGACGTCTGGAATATGTCTCGTGGCTCCACCGGAGAATATGTTCACCCAACCCAAAAGCCTGTCGAGTTGATTGAGCGGGCGCTGAACAACAGCAGCAAGGCTGGCGATGTCGTGGTCGATTGTTTCGGCGGATCGGGCAGCACGCTAATCGCCTGCGAAAAGACCGCCCGCGATTGCCGCATGATGGAACTGGACCCGAAATACTGCGACGTCATCATCCAGCGCTGGCAGGACTTCACCGGCCAGACGGCCACACTGGAAGGCGATGGCCGCACGTTTGATGAATTGAAGGCGGAGCGGACCAATGCCGTCGCTGCATGAGCCAACGCCCGAACAACGTCACATCGTGCAGCTGCACGCCACCATTGGCACACCGCAGGAGGACATTGCCAAGGTCATCGGCATTGATCCCAAGACGCTGCGCTTGCATTACCGCGATGAGTTGGACCTAGCCTCGGCCAAGGCCAACGCTGTGGTGGGCGGCGCGCTGTTCAACAAGGCCAAGGCTGGCGACACCACTGCCATGATCTTCTGGATGAAGACGCGGGCGGGCTGGAAGGAAACGCACGCGGTTGAACATGCGGGCGAAGGCGGCGGGCCGTTGATCATCCAATGGCGCGATGCCGGTAGTTGAAATCCCCTACACGCCCCGCGACCAGATGCGGGCGTATCACCGCCGGACAGAACGCTGGGCCTGCATCGTGGCGCACCGGCGCTATGGCAAAACCGTGGGCGTGGTCAACGACCTGATCCGCACGGCGATGACCTCGAACAAGCCGGACACGCGCTGCGCCTACATCGCGCCGTTCTACAGCCAGGCAAAGGCCATCGCCTGGGATTACGCCAAGTTCTACAGCGCACCGATCCCCGGCATCCGGGTCAACGAGAGTGAGCTGCGGATCGACTATCCCAACGGATCACGCCTGCGCCTGTTCGGGGCTGACAACTACGACGCCATGCGGGGGCTGTATTTCGACGACGCTGCGCTGGACGAGCCCGCCGATTTCCCGCCAAACGCATGGCCGATGGTGATCCGCCCCGCGCTGGCTGACAGGCAGGGTCGGGCGACCTTCATGGGGACGCCGAAGGGCAAGAACGAATTCTGGGACATCCACAGCCACGCCGCCAACAGCCCGGAGTGGTTTTCGATGGTGCTGAAGGCGTCCCAGACCGGGATCCTGCCGCAGGAAGAGCTTGACGAAGCCCGCCGGGCAATGGGCGACGACCGATACGAGCAGGAGTTCGAGTGCAGTTTCGAGGCCGCGATCCTCGGCGCCTACTACGGCTCGGAGATGCGCGCGGCTACCGATGCCAACAGGATCACCGCCGTGCCCTACGAGCCGTCCTTGCCGGTCTACACCGCCTGGGACCTGGGCATCGGGGACACCACGGCTATCTGGTTCGCGCAGTTCCATGGCGCACAGAAGCGGATCATCGACTACTACGAGGCCAGCGGGGTTGGGCTGGATCACTACGTCGGCGTCCTCAAGGGCAAGCCCTACATCTACGGCCCACACATCCTGCCGCACGACGCACGGGTGCGGGAGCTGGGCACGGGCAAAACGCGGGTCGAGACGCTGGAAGCTCTTGGCCTCAGGGACATCACCATCGCGGACAGCATTCCTCTGGATGATGGCATCCAGGCGGTTCGCAGCTTTCTTCCTGCGGCATGGTTCGACGCGGCCAACTGCGCAAAAGGGGTCGAGGCATTGCGGCAATACCAGCGCGAGTGGGATGAAAAGGCCAAGGCGTTCAAGCCGCGCCCGATGCATTCATGGGCCAGCCACGGCGCTGATGCGTTCCGGTATCTGGTGATCGGCTACCGCCCGCAGGCGGCCAAACCCGCGCCTCGCAAGCGCGGCAACGCATGGGCGGCGTGATGGTAGAACCAGCAGAGCTTTCGTCGTTGGTCTCCTATGACCCGCACTCCGGCACGATGACGTGGCTAGCAAGAACGCCGGAAATGTTCGAGGCCAAGGGAGGCCACAGCGCAGCGCATACCTGCGCAAAATGGAACGCCAGGCACGCTGGTAAGCCGGCCTTCGCTAGCAAGATGCAGGGTCGGCTATTCGGGCGCATCCATCGCACCCCGGTCTACGCTCACAGGGTTGCCTGGGCGCTGGCTTACGGCGAATGGCCGAAAGGTGAGGTGGACCACATCAACGGGGACGCAACCGATAACCGGCTGGCGAACCTGCGCGACGTCCCGCATGTCGAAAACATGCGCAACATGAAGCGCTCAAAGGCAAATTCTTCCGGTGTGACGGGCGTAAGCTTGGTCGGCAACAAGTGGCGGGCTTCCATTTGGCACGACGGTAAGAACCTCTATCTGGGACTGTTTCCAACGCTTGAGGATGCCGCGCGCGAGCGTCTGGCTGCACAGCAGCGTCTTGGCTTCCACGATAACCACGGAAGGGCTGCCTAATGGCCGCCGACTTTGAAACCCTGAAATCCAGCGTCCAGTCCGACTGGAGCGCCCTGTCCAAGTGGCGCGAGGAGGCCGAGAAGGAATACGCCTTCAAGGACGGCCACCAGTGGACCGAGGAGGAAAAGGCCAAGCTGGAGGAAAACCAGCGGGTGCCGGTGGTTTTCAACCGGGTGCAGGTCATCATCGCGTCGGTGTCGGGGTCCGAGATCAACAACCGCACCGAGGTTCGCTTCATCCCCCGCGAGATCGGCGACGCCAAGCCCAACGAAATCCTGACCGCCGGGGCCGAGTGGTTTCGCGACGAGGCCAACGCCGAGGACGAGGAGACGCAGGCCTTCGAGGACATGCTGGTTGCGGGCTTGGGCTGGACCGAGACGCTGCTGGACTACATGGCCGACCCGGAAGGCGCGCCGCGCGTCGTCAGGCTCGATCCGCTGGAAATGTGCTGGGATTGCCACGCGCATCGCAAGGGTTTGCAGGACGCCAGCCGGGTTGCGCGGGTGCGGCAAATCCCACTGGCCGAGGCCGAGGACATGTTCCCCGGCAAGGACGCGAGCGAGATCAACGCCGACTGGATCAGCAAGGCGAAAAACGAGGGGGAGAGCCACGAAACGCTGGTCGGCGATCAATACAAGTCGGGCCGCAAGGAAGACGGGCAGGCCGCCGACGGCACGGTGACTGTGGTTCAGGTCCAGTGGCGCGAAAAGGTCCGGTCTGTCGAGTATGTCGACCCGCAGGACGGCGGGCGGAAGGAGATGCCCAAGGCAGATTGGGACAAACTGGCGAAAGTCATGCCCATCGACACGGTGATCCCGAACCGCCCGATGACGAAATACGTCTGGAAGCAGGCTTTTCTGGGCCGCGACGGCATCCTGCTGGAAAACCAGCCCTGCAAGGACGGCTGCACCTTCAAGGCGATGACCGGCAACTATGACCGCAAGGAAAAGCGGTTCTATGGGTTGCTGCGGGTGATGATGGACCCGCAGAAATACGCCAACAAGTGGCTGAGCCAGACGCTGCACATCATCAACGCCAACGCCAAGGGCGGGGTGATGTATGAGCAGGGCGCGGTGCTGGACGCGCGGGCATTCGAGGAGGGCTGGGCGGCGGCTGACAGTGCCGTTGCGGTGGCGAACGGGGCGCTTTCGGCCGGGCGCATCCAGCCCAAGCCGCAGGTGCAGATGCCAGCGGCCCTGATGCAGCTGACGCAGTTCGCGATCAGCACGATCCGGGACACCAGCGGCGTCTCGCTCGAACTGATGGGCATGGCCGACAGGCAGCAGGCCGGGGTGCTGGAATATCAGCGCAGGCAGGCCAGCATGACGACGCTGGCGACCTACTTCGACAGCCTGCGGTTCTACCGCAAGACGCAGGGTGAGGTCATCCTGTCGTTCCTGCGCGACCACATCGCCCCGACCGGGCGGCTGGTGCGGATCGTTCGCGAGGGCCTGGCGCAATATGTGTTGCTGGCGACTGAAACCGGGACGCGGAAATACGACGTGATCGTGGACGACAGCCCGGCGGCGCCGAACGAGAAAGAGCGGGCTTGGTCTGTCATCGAGAAGATGATGCCGATCCTGCAACAGGGCGGGTTGGGGCTGGAAGACTGGGCCGACGTGCTGGAATACAGCCCGCTGCCGTCCAGCTTCGCCGAAAAGGTCCGCGCCAAGGCGGCGGAGCAAAAGCAGAGCCAGGGTCAGGACCCGATGCAGCAGCTTGCGATGCAGGCGGCGCAGGCGGACGTGCTGAAAACGCAGTCCGAGGCGGAGGAAAACCAGAGCCAGACGATCTTGAACCAGGTGAAAGCGCAGCGGGAAGCCGTCGCGCCTATCCAACCTCCGGCGATGCCCGGAATGGCCCAACCGCGCCCGGCCAGCGCCCCGTAACCCCCACGAAACGAGGGAAATATGAGCGAAGTCATGACCGCCGACGAAAGCGCGGCGATGGAGGCGATGAAAGCCGATACCGGCGCGCCGGTCGAGGCCGCCGATGTGGTGGAAGCGCCGGAAGCCCCGGCAGCCGAAACCCCCGCGCCAGCCGCGGAAACCCCGGCGCCAGAGCCGGATAAGCCCCCGCCGGGCATGGTGCCGCAGGGGGCGCTGCATCAGGAGCGTGAGCGCCGGAAGGCGGCAGAGGCCAATTACCAGGAATTGCAGGCGAAGCTGGCGGCCATCGAGGCCAGGCTGAACCCGCCCGCCGAGATCGTGGTGCCGGACCCGGTTTTGCAGCCCGAAGCGTTCAAGCAGTTCCAGATCGACCAGATCAAGCAGCGCGCCGCCGAAAAGGCGGAGGCCGAACGCCTGACGCAGGAGCAGGCGCAAGAGCGGCAGATCATGGCCCGCGTCAATCAGGACGTGGCCGCGTTCAAGGCGACTGTGCCGGACTACGACCAAGCTTTCCAGCATGCCGTGAAGGTGCGGCGCGAGGAACTGGCCTTCTACGGCAATACGCCGGAGCAGATCGACCAGCAGATCGAGGTCGATGTGCGGGCCATCGTCGGGCAGGCCTACCAACAGGGCAAGAACCCGGGCGAGGTGTTCTACAGCTACGCCAGGATGCGCGGCTATTCCCCGGCGCAGGCGGCGAAGGATCCCATTCCGCAGCAGGCGGCGGCGCAGGTCAACGCTCTGGCCGAGGCGCAGCGCCAGACGCAGAGCATGGCGACCGCAGGCGGCCCGTCGAATGACGGCGGGATCACCATCGAGACACTGGCGAAGATGAGCGAGGCCCAGCTGGCGAA